GTTGATTTCCGCAGAGTGATCGTTGTTGATGTGGTGCCACGGAGATAGACGCACGATGTTCCTGCTTCGGTGAGCAGGTCGCTTGTCATATCTCCAATGGCATCATCAAAATCACTCATGAGTCCGACCCTACGATGCCACGAGTGGTAAGGTGTACCACTGAGTTGCCGACGTTGCGACGAATGTCAAAGGCATTGCCCCGGTTGTCATGCTCAGTGCTGCTGATGCAGACAGAGCGTTGATTGTCGCTCCAGTCTTCGGCCACACCTTGAGAACGCCAGCCGTTACGCCCTTCACGATGACCTGCATTCCAGGCACCGCGACTGGCAAAATAACGCCGACAGTTCCGTTCGCTCCGGTGACGACATTGATGCCCTGTGAAAGCTGAGCCGCATCACCGATAACCGAACCGGCTGCAGTAACAGCGGTGACGGCCAGAAGGTTTGTCGCTGCGTTGAGATCAACGATCGCGAAGTTATCGCCGCTGCCTGATGCCTCGACGCACAGGCCCGAGTATGTGCCGACGCCAAGCTGATTGGCGGCACCGCTGGAAGCGTCTCCAGAATCCGGCGTTCCTGTTGGATCCCAGTGAATCGGCAAGCCGCGAACAACTGCAGCAGTGGTCTTTGGAAGCTTGAAAATGCCTCTCGTTGCAAGCGATCCTTTTTCGTTCGCGTCGATGTCAGTAACGGCAACGCCCACAATGCCGTTCAGAACAACAACTGCCCCGCCTGTCACTGCTGATGCGGGCGTGTAATCAATCGCACCATTGTCTGAATAAGTTTCTGCTGGCGTTTGAGCCATCGTATTCACTCCAATTCGGATTGTTTTCAAAGACGCCTGCCGGAAACGCCCGGCAGGCTCATATCGTCATCGTCACAGAGTGACTACGCTGCACCCTTGCTCATCAGGGCGTTCAAGTAACCGTCGCCAAGGTCTGCCCCGAAGTCGTGATAACCACGGAACTGAATGCCGAGCGTGCTGAAGTCGGCGTCTGCCGATTCAACCGTTGGCGATTCCTGACCGTTCAGGAACGACACAACAACTGGCGTTCCCATCGACTTATCGCCGAGCAAGTACCATGCTGTGGTTGAGTACCCGGGGAACGTCGCATCAGACAGCTGATTAGCAACGATCGGCCGATACTTACCGGCAAAGGTGTTGGCGTCTGACACCTTCACGCTGCTGTCGTTGCGAGCCACGTAAAGAGCGTCGGCAATCGTTTCCAGTTCCGGCGGAACCAACAGGAATTTCGCCCGTCCGTTTAACCGCTTGCTGCCGTCGGCAACTGGCGACGTTCGCGAACGCCATGCCTTCTGACCTAGTCCCAAGCCAACACCATCAGTGCCGAGGTTCGTAGTTGCTCCGCTGATGTAGTTCGTTCGGGCTGCAGTGAAGATCGTTGCGAGGTTCGCAAGGAACGTCGTCCAGAACAGTTCGTTAAGAGCAATCCCACCGCCTCGACCGATCACGTTGCGAAGATCGTCAAACACCTGCAAATCATCGTTGATGATGTCTTTGCGGGTGATCTGGCCCATCTTGGCGTATGTGTCGACCGATCGAGTGAAGGATTCTTCACCGACCTTGCCGTGCTTGATCTGTCCGCCAGCACCCAACTTTTCGTACTTCATGTTGTCAAGAAGTCGATAGGTTGTCACTGTCTTGAAGTCGCTGACACGCTTCGTCTGTGCGATTTCTTTCCACGTCGCATCCTCCTCCATGTACCCTTCAACAATCTCCTTGTTGGCGATGTTCGAAAGGACGCCCGGAAGCGACACTGTAGTGAATGCAGCGGCCTGCAGATTGCGAGGGTCCGGACAGCTGTATGCGAGGACTTCCCGCAGGTTTCCGTCATCGACTTTTGCCCCAACACCAACAGGCATCCCGTTCGCAGCAGCAGCCATGAGCATGATCTGCTGAAGATTGGCCCCACGTCGGAATGTCGTGTGAGCAGCCTGCAGAGTTCGGTCGTCGAACTGCTTTTCAACGCCGCTGATTCCACGAGTCACGCAAATTGCTGCCTCCAGCATCTTTGGCATATTCTCGGGAGATCCCTGAGCAGCAGTGAACGACGTTGGTCGTGTTCGTGCCGTCAGGTTCTGTTTCTTCATTACTTCCAGTTCGACCTTGTCGATCGTCCAGTCCTGATCAATCGCAGTTGCGATAATCTCAGGATGGCCAGCGGCCTTGATCTGGATTTCATGCGACTTGCGGAACTGTGCCGCAATCATCTTCCGGCCTTCAGCCAGAGACGCCTGCAGGTCCAATACAGCACTGGCAGCAGCCGTTGGCGTGCTGACTGGTGCCGGTGCCGGAACTGCTGGAGCAGCGGCCACTGGTGCCGGTGCGGTCATCGCCGCGAAACTGGTCTGCAAAGCAGCGGCAGCTTCTGGCGTGAGAGTGGAAGCATCGAGCCCCAAACTCTTGCAATAATCTTCGAACGACATAGCTGCCGATCCTTTCAAAAACCGGCGAGCAGAAGCCGCCAGATTCACCGAAGTTGTCGAGTCCGCCCCCATTGGAAGGACCGACGTTTCACGAAGCACGGAACGCCGTGCAATCACGACCGGACCCGTGAAGGTCTGACCGTTTGCCGTTGCGGTTTGACCCGCAGGAACATCCTCTGATTCAATGACCATCGCACCGATTGACGCCTGCCATGTGTGACCGGCTGCGGCTTGTGCAAGGACTTGTTGTGACTTTGCTGATACGCCGGTCACGACGCCTTCAAGCATTAACTGGCGGCCATCATTTGCGATGTTGTCAGTGGCTCCGAGAGTCGCCTCGACTGATTTTTCATGGTCGATCAGAATTGGAATCGAGCCGGGAATTTCGAGCCCTGACAGATCCACCACAACGGGATGCGGAAAGCCATCAACAGGAAGCAATCCGCCCGAATAGGCTTTGATCACAAACCGCTTTGGCTTGCCCTTGCCGTTGGCCTTGAGCCGCAGAAATGCCGTGATGTTTACTGGCTTCATACTGCCACCTCCTGAACCGTCTGATCCTGGACGCCACCATCCATCGCGTCAGCGACAAGTGCGGCGATGCGATCAGGAGCGAGCCCGATAGACGCCAGCGTTTGCTCTGTCATTACCTGCGACATCTCTCCAGCCGTGAACTGATCCAGAGCAGACTTGATTCGCTTTTGGTTGTTCGTAAACGCTCGTTGGCCTATCGTGGTGTATTCACCCTGTGGAAGTGCCGCTACCGCTGGTTGTGGCTGCTGGCCTGGCATTGGAGCGCCTGGCGTCAAACCGAAGATCTTCGCGAAAACAGCCTGTTTGTAGACTTCGACTGGAACGCCGAAATCCGAAGCCGCACGCATCGATTCGTTATCCCAGTCCTGCCCCCGCCGTGCGTGTTCGTAAGTCAGCGTTGACAGGCCGGAAGTCAGTCGAATCGTTGCTGCGTTTGCTGAGTCGACCGCGTCCAATTCGGGCAAAGGTGCGTGATGCCACTTGTGATCGATCTGATTGATTGACGGAAGGCCATCGAGCAAACCGGGGATGTAGATTGCGGCCTCAAGGAACCACTGAAAGACAGGCTCAACGATCGACCATTCGAGGCGGCTTTGCTCGCACTGAACTTCTGGCTCCCACACATTTTTCATGTCGCCTTTGAAGCTGGAGAAATTCGCGTCTTTCCCAGTGCCTGCTGCGAGCGTGTACGGCATGTTTGTGCAACGGCTGAAGCTTTGTAGGGCCTGCCGCTGAAACATCTCGTACAGCGGCCCAGGCTGCTTTGGCTCAACCTGCCCGATCTCCCAGCCTGCAGGAAGCGTCGTCAGCATGTTTCGCGTCAACTCGATCTCAGCAAAGTCTGCCGGGCTTGCGGCTGGGTCCAAAGACGGTGAATTACTCTTGAGATACATGGCGAAATTCGCAGCCGTCTCCGCAGAGTACAGCGTTGCGAGTTCCTGCCGTCGCATGATTGGCAGCGTCTGGAGTGCTGGCGTTGCGCGGGGAATTCCTCGTGTCTGCCCCGGACGATCAGCACGGAACAAATGCAGGACTTCCTTTGACGTGTACCATTCGCCTTCCTGAGTCGATTGGTAGACGTTGCTGCCCGGATGATGGTTGTAGACGTAGATCTGCAGTTCGTTCGTTGACCGATCGAACTTGATGCCGTCGTCCAAAAACGGATCGTTGTAGACCGAGGCATTCCACGGATTTGCGATCTGATCTGCCTCGAACATTCGCAGATCAAGCGTTGGATGCGGATAGAGTTGCGGGCGAGAAGCCTGCATAACGAAGACTTCGCCGTCTCTCCAATACGCTTCAACGCAGGTCCGCAGGAAGTCGGCAAGGTCGACCTTCATAGCCCATTGCCGCCACGCCTTTTCAATCCGAGCGTTCGCTGTCGGATTGTCCGTCAGCATCTGCAATCGTGGACCATTGCCGACGATGTGATTCACCGCAGTGCGGAGAATACCGGCATACCACGAGTTATTTTCAGCCTCGTATCGTGAGCGGATCCGGACAACGCGACGAACAGCAGGCGAGATTGCAGCCCGTGCAGAAAGTCCGTCAGCAGCGGCCCAGTGTTTTCGATTGTCTGCCGTGGTCTGTGCGAGGTCGAACTTCGCGTTGACCATCACTGGCTTTTGGCGTTGCTTCCAGCCGAACAGCGAAATTGCGCGATTGAAGAGGCCCATTAGTGGCCCCCCGGAGCGACGATCTTGGAGAACATGCCCTTGAC